TCATGGATATTGCTAAGGAAGCTGGTAAGACTATGCGTAAGGGCGGTGGCATCGGCTACGACTTCTCTCGCTTGCGTCCTAAGGGCTCCTTGATTGTCAGCTTAGGTAGTCAAGCCTCAGGGCCTATTAGCTTCATGCGTATCTATGACAGCCTATGTAAGACAGTAAGCTCAGCAGGACACCGTAGAGGGGCACAGATGGGCGTCCTACGTGTAGACCATCCAGACATTGAAGAGTTCATCCATGCTAAGCAGAACAGCACTGAGCTTACGGCATTCAATATCTCCATCGGTGTTACTGACGAGTTCATGGAGTGTGTACGTGACAAGAAGATGTTTGACTTGACCTTTGAAGGTAAGGTGTACAAGCAAGTCTTTGCTCCAGCCCTGTGGGAAATGGTCATGCGAAGCACATGGGATTGGGCAGAACCAGGAATCTTGTTTATTGATCGTATCAACCAGATGAATAACCTGTGGTACTGTGAGACCATTGAAGCTACTAACCCTTGTGGTGAACAGCCTCTACCGTCTAATGGTGCTTGTTTGCTTGGTAGCTACAACTTAGTGAAGTATGTGGACTTTGATGATGAAGGTACACGGAGCTTTAACTTTGCTCAGCTAATGCAGGACATACCTATCGTTACTCGTGCAATGGACAACATTCATGATAACACTGTCTTCCCTTTGCCAGCACAAGCAGACGAGAGTGTAGCTAAGCGCCGTATGGGTCTAGGTGTTACTGGTCTAGCCAATGCACTTGAGGCACTAGGGTTTGCTTATGGCTCACCTAAGTTCCTAGAAGTAGCAGAAGACATCTTTAAGGTTATTCGTGACGAGACATATCGTGCCTCGGTAGGGCTAGCTAAAGAGAAGGGAGCTTTCCCGTTGTTTGATGCAGAGAAGTACTTACAGGGTGAGTTCATTAAGACCTTACCAGAAACCGTTAAAGCAGGAATTAAGAAGTATGGGATACGTAATAGCCATCTGCTTAGCTTTGCTCCTACGGGCACTATCAGCCTCACCGCAGACAATGTTAGCGGCGGTATTGAGCCTGTATTTAGCTATGGCTACGATAGAACTATCCAGACAGAGGATGGCCCAATCATTGAAGAGGTACTGGACTACGCTTACCGAACGTGGGGAGTGAAAGGAAAGAAGGCCAACGATTGTACTGCTGATGAACACTTGAGTGTCTTAGCGTTAAGCTCTAAGTATGTGGATAGTGCAGTGAGCAAGACAATCAACTGTTCACCTGATATGCCTTGGGAAGACTTTAAGAGTATCTATATCAAAGCATGGGAACAAGGTTGCAAAGGTTGCACCACGTTCAACTCAGGCGGTAAGCGATATGGTATCTTGAATGACAAGGCCATTGAAGACCTAGAAGAGCAGATTGAGCAAGAGCCTACAGTAGAAGCTTGCTTTATCAACTGGGAGACAGGACAGAAGGAATGTAGCTAAGCAGTAACGAAAAAGCCCCTAGGTATCTTAATGACGCCTAGGGGCTTTTTGTTGCCTATGGTTTACATGGCTGGTACTTCCTCTTCCGAGGTGTCAGCAGGCGTATTCAAGTAATGAATTAAGACCGCCCTGTCTGCTTTGTAAAGGTTAAGCTTGATGGGATCAGTAGTCTTCGCCATGACCTTACTAAGCGCCGTAAGAGAAGCGCCTGCGTAGCTCCGTATAGCTGGTGACCTCAGAGTATTGATAGCTAAAGCACCACTACCTGCAACCGCAAGAGAGGTAGCTACCATAGGCATCCAAGGTTGAGCAGCTAGACCACCCAGTAAGAGCACGTTACCTGCGATACTTGCAGGGGTCTTAGGGATTGTTATGCCTGTCTTGTCCCTTACTATATTCTGTACCTTACCAAAGACACCTAACAGCTCAGTAGCCGCCCTAGGCTCCATTACGTTAAGGTTCTGATACAGCCTGCTCTGGCGTGTCAACAAGCCTTGAGAAGCCCTATCAGGTATCATAGCCGCGACTTCCTTATTCAAGACACCTCTGGCTAGCTTAACAATCTGGGAACGGGAGTTAACTAGACCACCCTCTATATCAGCAGGTTTCCACTCCTTAATGAACGTGTCAAAGTCTTTACGAACCTGTAGTAGTCCAGCGGTAGTACCGTCAGAGCGTTGGATAAGATCTTTAAGATGCGACATAAGGGGAGTCACTTGACTTTGTGCACCATTAATAGCCTGCCAGCCATTAGATAATACTAAGCCTTCCACATCGGAATCTAGCTTATCCATCACAAACTTCCTAATGATCTTAGGGTTGCCAGCCGCGTAGATGTTCTCAATGACCCTATCGTTCAACGTGTTGATCTGCTCGTAAACCTTATCTACGTTGTAACCTACAGGTGATAAAGGATCTAGTTGAGGAACTTTCTTAAGCTCTAGTAGACGTTCAGCCTCTATCTTAGTAGGAGTCCATGTAATTACACCACTCTTGGACGTAGTACTTGTGCCCCTATCACTCTTGTACATATCCTTACGGTCAGGCATCATCATCTTAAAGATACCCTCGTCCCTCTTGCTTCTCTTGCCTTGAGCACCAAAGATTGACAACTCCTTGCCTCTCAGTGCAACAGCGGTAGATGGGGGCTTCTTACCTTTAAACGCAGCTATGTTAGCGATGGACGATAGTTGACGAGCATTACGTGGGTTTAGATCTAGAAACTCTTTAGCATCTTCCCAGCCACCTTCTAGTGCTGCTGTGAAACCCTTCCAAGCTTCTGATTGTCCTATGTCAAACACCACTCCTTTGACAGCCTCAACTGTGGGCTTTTCTATAGCGTCTGGGGTCACGTTACCGATAACCTCTAGAGCAGCATTACCATACTCCATCAAGGCACCACCAGCAGCAGGAGCAACCGCTTCGCCTGCCATAAACAATGCAGCCTCTTCAGGAGACCGTGGTGCTGTAGTACCATCATCAGTCATGTACTGGTTCATAGCAGAAGCAGCCATGAGCGGTATACGATCCTGTGTTGGTACTGACTGACGCTCAGCCTCTATGCTTGCTATCTTGTTACCCATCTGATCAACAGCGCCCTGTACACCTTCATACAGACCATCTCTAATGTCGTCCATAGGTGTCATACTAGGCGTGTGCTCTACAAAGGCGGCACGATCCTCAGCGACCTGAGCCTCTTCAGCAGCCGCTTGTTTCATTTCAGCGTGTTGCTTCAAGGCTATTTTGGATATTGCAGCCACTAGAGCTTCATTACCAGCCGCGTGGGCCTTAGCTGCCATTTCCTTAAGTTCGGCTATCGTCTTACTATATTGTTTAGCCATTAGTTGATATCCTCAAGGGCGTTAACCATGTTATATAGTTCTGTAGCTGTTTCCTTGCCTGTCAGAACCTGATCAGAGCCTACTACTTTGTTACCTTCACTCTTAGCTTCTTCCATCTCGGCTGCTGTAGGTAACACAAGTAAGTTATTCTCTTCCCACTCTTTAACGTACTCCTTCATCTCATAGCGTTTCAGGAGCTTGTTGTCCTTACGTGCTGCGGCATACTTAGTGTTGATGAAGTCGCTACGTGCTTGCTCCCAACGCTCGGCCTTAACGGCTGTTTCAAGCAGAAGTCTGTTACCTGCGACAGTTTTGTCTAGGCCGATACTTGCCTTAGCAAATGCTACCATCTCTTGCTGACTGATAGCACCTTTAGTCTCAGCTACACGATCCAACACGGAGTCCATGATGTTCGCTCTAAACTGCTCTACGTTACCAGCGTCAATCACAAGATCCTTTCCTGCAAGACCTGAGGCAATTGCCAGCTTACGTACAGCTTGGAAAGTACCTGCACCTACACCAGTGTACATACCAGCATCTAACATTGCTAGAGACTGTTGATAACTAGCTATGATCTTACCCGACTTGTCTGTAGCGTCATTGGCAGTGGTTAAGTAGTTAGAGATATTCAAAGCATCTTGCGCTGCTGTCTTAGTTATGTTAGGATCCATCTCCATACTTAAGGCAGACTTTAGGTTGTTTATCCGTTTAGCTCCTTCCTCTGCTGTGATACCACCGCTCTCAGGAGGTAGCGCCATTAACGCTGTGATCTTCTGATTACGTTCTGTAAAGGTAGCCAGCTTCTTCTGAGAAACAGTTGCGCCACTATCCTCACCAATATAGATAGCATCGTTTGGCATAGGTAGAGGCTTACCATCAGGGCCGTAAACAAACCGCGCTGACCCTTGTACGTAACCAGCAACTAGCTTATTATCAGCAAGCCTGTAAGTACCTTGCTTTACTATCTTATCAGCATTCTCAGGAGAGGCTATCTTAAGTGCTAGCTTGATAGCGTCAGGGTTACCACGCTCTACCTGTTCAGCCAGTACAGCATTCTTCTCACGAATACCATCAGCAAGCTCTAGGTTAGCCTCAGTGTCCAAGCTAGCCTGTAGTGCTGTTTCTCGCTCCAGTTTCTCCTTAGCTTCAAGGGCTATGGCACTCTTCTTTACCTCCGCAGCCTTCTGGAAGTAACCAGCGGCATTGAGGTTAATGGCTAGCTCGTTCTGCTGAGCTGCTGTGCCTGAGGACATTGAACCATACTGCTTTTGCATGGCTACTTGCTCGTCTTCCGCAGCCTGTAGTTTCTCCATGCGTTCATCAGTGCCTTCTACTTTACCAGCTAAGGCACGACCGAACAAAGAACCTACCATACTGATTGCTTGTGCTTTAGCAGGGTCACGAGCCCCCTGAGAGGCTTGTTGCATTAGTTGCTGTTGTAAGTCAGATGACCGCTTGTTTCGTTGATCCAGTAGATCTTGAACACCTGTATTACTTGTGAATAAACCGCCCATATTGTAAACCTCTTATCCTAATATTTTAGACAACCAACCACTACCTGTGTCAGTGCCAAAGAAGCCACTGGCGATACCTGTGATTCCTGTTAACCACGGATCTGGTTGATAGTTGTTTCTATTTACTGTAGACTGACCAATCATACGTGATATGTCATTCTGTTCCTTACCTAGGGCATAGTTCTGATCTACAGTCTTATTCTGTAAGCCGAAGTTCTGTTGGTTGATACCGTAGTCCTGTAGCTGCTGCTGACGAGCCAAACCGTAGTTCTGCTGATTGAAACCATAATCCTGCATCTGCTGCTGTTGGGCAAGGTCATTACGCTGCTGAGAGATACCGTAGTCTTGCATCTGCTGTTGACGCTGTAGACCATAGTTCTGATCTTGAGCTGACTGACGCTGATTGAAGTCCTGTGCTTGTCCTCTAGCCGCTAAGCTGTAGTTCTGCTGATTCAAGCCGTAACTCTGGTCTTGTCCTTGCTGAGCTAAACCGAACTGAGCTTGGTTCAAACCATAGTCTTGCGCTTGGCCCTGCTGTGCTAAACCGAAGTTCTGCTGAGCTAAACCGAAGTTCTGAGCTTGCTGCTGTGCTGCCATCTGCTGTTGAGCCATTGACTGCTCAAGTGAAGCACCTTGCATACCAGCTTGAAGCATACCTTGACCAGCACCCATCATGTTACCGAACTGCTGCTGTTGTGCGTTCTGGTTAGCTCCGAACTGATTCAAGTCCATACCTGCACGTTGCATTCCTTCACCAAAGGCATCCTGAGATGACTGTGCGGCTAGTTGCGCCATTGCTTGTGACTGAGCTTGATTCATTCCAAAGGCATCTGGTTGTACCATGCCTGCACCAGCACCTACTCCTTCACCTGACAAACGTAGACCTAAGCGACCTGAGCCAAACATACTTTCCTGAGCTTGTGCACGTTGCTGTGCAAACTGAGGTTCCAGTAGAGCACTACGTTGTGTCATCAACTCTTGAGCACGATCATTGGTGTTGAAGCTTGTGTCTAACTGGTCAGGAGCGTTCTGTGACTGTGCACCTGCTGCGCCTAGTAGACCTGTACCTTCACCAACTAAGCTGCTAAGGCCTGAGTAAGGTTCAGCTAGAGAGGTAGTCATACCGTCTGCATCAGAGGTTGAAGTACCAGTGCCTGAACGGAAGGTCACAGGTTTGAATGTACCAGAATTAGGGTTGCCTGTAGGGATCGCCGCGCCTTGAGGGGTTGCTACTGCATCACCTTGGCTTGCTGCAAATAAGGAAGGTACATCTACAGGAGAAGACGTAGGAGCCTCAGGAGCATAAGCCTGTGGTGCCCAAGATGGTGCTCCTGTCTCTCCACCGCGTGTAGGTGCCCATGCTGGCGCTTCACCGCCTACAGGCATTGGTTGTGGTGCCCAAGATGGAGGCTCTACAGGTAAAGGTGTACTAGGTACTCCCACGTTGCCGCCTAGGACTGGATTAGGCGCTAACATACCACCGCCACCTTGCTGTGCTGCTACGCTCTCAGGGCCCATACTACGAGCCATTGGAGGGAGACCTGCTGCCTGACGTTGTACATCATTCATAGCGTGAGGTAATTGGTTAGCCATTTGATATGACCTAGCTGCCTGCACACGCTGCTGTGGAGACATATTAGCTATCTCTATAGGGGTGTGTGCGTCATAACGTGCTTTAGCTGCATCATTCATGCCGTACTTCGTTTGATCCCAGAAGGAAGTACCTATACTTTTAGCGGCAGCGGCTACAGGGTTTGCAGCAGCACTTAACCAACCTAACTTGGAGTCAGGTGCTTTAGGTGTAAAATTCTGTGTGTCTATCTTATTCTGAACGCTGACCTGCTTTCTTGTTTGACTCTTAGCGCCTGCTGTAGGCCCTTTAAGACCTGAGAACTTCTTGGCGTCTTTCACTGTTCCATTAGGTGGTGGCATTATGCTGTCCTCTTTGCTGCTGGAAGGAATGTAATTGTATATGACATATATTATATCTCTGTTGGAACCTAAGGTGCCTAAGTATACTTAAGACACTTTAGTATGTTCTTTAATAATTCATAAAGTAATTTCCTTTGTTCTTAGGTATATTATACCAGAACTAGGGAGGGGTGTCAAGCTCTTTCGACAATTACTTTAAGATATTGTAAAGTTACTAGGGTTGTGGTAGGTAACGCCTGATGCGCCTCCTGCTCCTCTTGACGATTCGATGACATGACCGCCGCCACTATGGGCACCTACTACAGCGCCACCTAATGAGCCTGCCGCACCTACAGTGCCGCCTGCACCACCCGTACCTCCGCCTGTAGTGCCATCAAAGCCACCTCCGCCTCCTGAACCTTGGGAAGTCAAAGTAGCTGTAGCTCCATTAGAACCAGAGTGTGTCGTGGAGCCTCCATTGCCTCCAGAGCCATAAGGACGACCTCCGCCACCTCCGCCACCACCTGAGTAAGCAGTACCTACGTGCACAGCACCAGCAGCACCACCGCCACCTCCGCCTCCTCCAGCTAAAGTACCATTATTGATCATAGTTATGTTAGATTCAACGTGGACTGCTATACCGCCTGAAGTACCATTAGTGGCATTAGCTATTGCGTTGTAAGAGTAACCGAAACCACCGTTACCTCCGTTGCCTCCTCGACCTAAGATAACACCATTGTTTTCTATGGTCAACTTAGCCACATGACTTGTGCCTGTCTTTAAAGCGTAAGTGCTTGTGGATGAAGCAACCAGTGAAGCACCCGAAGGGATGACAACACGAACATCGTGATACCTATCCAGACCAAGTGCATCTAAGTCAACGCTTGTGTGCACTCCATTCGCAAAGGTATATACCGATTCATATTCATATGTCTGCTGCCAAGTACTTCCTACCTTGCCGTATGCTTTCTTAACTTTAGTCCATGTACCACCTACGTTAACGTGAGGTACTGGGTCTACCCAACTGCCACCTACTTTAGTTTTAATATTCAAACCAGATGTCTCCGTTAGCTCCTCCAGTTGGAGCATCAGTGTCTACGTAGATTGTACGACCAGTAGCTAAGGTGCCATTAACATTAACACCATTGACTCCCAAGGTGGGACTAGCAGCCATTACGTAAGCTGTGGTAGCTAAACGTGTACTGTTGTTGCCTACAGACTGCGTAGGGGCCGTAGGGGTGCCTGTAAGGGCAGGAGAGGCCGTAGGAGCCTTTGTTCCAATACTGGTAGTAATAGTAGTAGCGAAGCTAGGATCATCTCCTAGGGCCGCTGCAAGCTCGTTAAGGGTGTTCAACGTAGCAGGGGAAGAATCTATCAAGCTACTCACCGCAGTACTAACGAAGTCTGTAGTAGCAATAAGGGTACTAGAGTTACCTGCTGTTGGTGTAGGCGCTGTTGGTGACCCTGTAAGCGCAGGAGAGGCTAGAGGAGCCTTAGTGGCTATAGCAGTGTTAGCAGTTGTGATGTCAGTTTCGTTAGTTGCTGCACTTGAGGTCACGGAAGCAACACCAGCGGCTATAGCAGCCTGTGTGAAGGCCGTAGTAGCTAAACGAGTACTTGTGTCACTAGTTGACTGTGTAGGCGCTGTAGGGGCTCCTGTGAGGGCTGGTGAGGCTATAGGGGCCTTAGTGGCTACCACGGCATCAGTAGCTACAATGGAAGCTTCCGTAGCATCTATCGCAATACCATTAGCTAAAGCACTAGCGACAACAGAGGAAACACCAGCGACTATAGCAGCCTGTGTGAAGGACGTAGTGGCAATCTGAGTACTACTGCTTGCTGCGGTAGCTGTAGGGGCTACAGGTGTGCCTGTGAGAGAAGGGCTACTGGAGTCAGCTTTTGAGTTGACAGCAGAGGCAATAGCTGTGTACTCATCATCAATCTCAGTACCACTTACGGTCTTAAGGGGGTTACCTGTAGTCAGGGCATCCTTCGATGCGAAGTTTGTTGCTTTGATGTAATTAGACATAGTTAAAGTACCTTACCTTGTTTGGCATAGATTGATATTTTCTGAAGTGACATTGCAGTGCCATTGATGTCAGTAGTGAAACCTATCTGAATAATGTTACCTGCTCCTTGTGTTGGTGCTGATTGTTCGTTAACTAATACTGCGCCTGCATACTCAGAGGCACCATACTCAGCTACGCCATACTCAAAGACAGTACCTGCGGTTAGCATGAAGGTCTGTGAGAAGTAAATAGGGCTATACTCATAACCAACCTTAAGTGCAAAGGTCTGGCCTGTGGCTCCTACCGTAGTGGCTGATAGCTTCTTAACGATCTTGTTGATGTTAGGCATCTCTAAGTCAAAGAAGTTGCTGTAGTAGGCCATCTCATACTTCACACCATCATCTTGGTAACCCCTGTACTGTGCTATACCGTTAGGTTGTGCAAAGAAGAGATCTGACCCTAACGAGAGGAGACCCTTAGGTGTCAACTCAGGCCATACGGTTACCCTGTAGCTTCCGTCCTCTAGTGTCTGCCTAGTGTCAAAGCAAAAGGTCTGCTTGGTCGCTGGGAACGTAAGTAGGTAGAAAGCGTTAGTAGGTGAGTAAACTGACTTGACGTTAGCTAAGACTTCACCGTTGATAGCCTGAATCATATCATCACGGATATTCTTAGAGATATCTCGCATCGGCTGGGACTTCTCTTGTACAGTTCGGTTCAATGAACGTACACCTGTGTTACTCAGGAATAGAATATCTTCACCAGTGTTCTGTACTGAGTCACGAGCAATACAACCGACACCTTCGATTACTTCCACTAAGGTTAGGTTAGAAGTTGTCATACCACCTTGGAAGTTATCACCATCGCTATAGATGATAATGTTATCCTTACAGAAGATAATCAAGTTACCGTTGTGAGCACCTACCGCTACAATCTCATCCATACCTGACGTAAGCACACTAGAGATGTCTATGGAGCCTGAGGTGCCTGTAGAGAACTTAGTTCCATCAAGGACTGTAGTGAACCATACTGTAGTCTTGTTAGTCAACGTATCAGCAGCCCATAAGCGACCATAAGCCGCAAGTACTGTGTTAGCTTCAGGCCAACCAGATGTAGTATGAGCGTGTTCTGAGAATGCTTCAAACTCTGTACTACCTGACTCACAAGTAAACACTAGAGGCTCATTGCCTCGTTGAAAGAAGTAGTGATGGTCATTAAGTGTAGCTGTCTGCCAGTTGCCTTCAGTGATTGAGTCACCTGAGGCTAGTGTAGGAGCTATAGCAGTTAATGTTGAAGTGCCAGTGTAGAACGTAGTGTCATTCCACGATAAGCGAGTATCAGAACCAGTGATATCTTTAAAGTTAGATAAGCCCTTAAGGTTGACACCTGTGCTGCCTGTAGTTAGTGTCTGCCAGCCCTTACGTGAGCCTAGGCGACCATACTTGTCTATGATGCAGTTGTCTGCGTGTAGTGCGAAACCTTCCTGTAGCGTTACTCCAGATTCTTGGGTGTTTAGCCCGTAGAATGCTGGAGCAGCTATGGAGGCCGCTAGTAGTTGTTTAGCCATGAGTTACACCGCCTCCCAGATCAGTTCCTCAGGATGCTTACTTGCATCAATAGCGATAGCATCAGATAAGTAGTTATGAGCCATTGCTTTAGCTGACACAGATGACATACCACCATCCTCACCACGCTCCTCAAGAGCCATAGCGTAGGCTAAGGCCTGCACAGGCAACACAGGAACCTTGATGATGTCATCGTCATTAGCTACGTCAGGTGATCGTTTGATAATGTTAAAGAATAACTGATAAGCGCCATCAGGCTTAGGGTACAAGTCAATCTGTGTGTCACCAGCAGCGTTCAGACCGTTGAACACATAGTTCTGTGGTGAGCCTGTAGCTGGTGTCTGGTTTAGATACTGATTGTTGAACCAGTGTGCTGTCTGGTACTTCATGAAGGTGTTACTGGTATTGTTGATTACATCTAGTACTGTGGACTTGTCACCGAAGTCGTTAAGCACATAGTTGAATACATCAGCTTGTGTGTTGACCGTTAAGGTTTCCCGTAGGTTAGACCAGTTCCATGCACTCTCTACTGACTCTACGGCATCATGTACCAGTAAGCCTATGAGCTTGGAGTAGCTATTCTCGTCAATAGAATCAACCTCACGCTCCCTGAGGCGTATGAGTATGTTATTTACTGTCTGCTTATATGTTTTCATTTGTTTCCTTTACTCACTATTTCTTCCAAGTCTTAACTGCTTTCTCTACGCTACGCCCTACGACATAACCACCTAGGCCTATCTCAATCAAAGTCCACAAGTGGCTGTAGTCCTCAGGTGTCATGTTAGGAGATGAGTAACCTAAGAACTTAGCAATCACCATAGCCACGAAGGTGAGCATGGTGATTGGACGCCAACTAGCGGCTAACCAGTTTCCACTGACAGCCTCTGAGTTTACAATCTTAGCTTGGCCCTCGAAGATAGCTTGGTTGTACTTAGTAGCACTATCTACGGCTGAAGCCTGTATCTCAAGTAGCCTTGCTTTCTGTTCTAACTTCTCTTCATCTGAAGTGTGTAAGTTGTCTATCAGGTCAGCGGCAGGCTTAAAGATATCAGTGACCATACTTAGTACGCTAAATCCACTCATGTTACCCTCTCATCATAAAGGCTAGCCCTGTCACCAAGGCGGCTATTAGAAGACGAACAAACCATTCATTAGCACCGCTGGCCTTAACCACCACTGCAAGCTTTATGGCGTGTTCATCAATCACTTCACTATGTCTATTTAAACGAGTGTCCTGTGTATTGTTATGTAGAAGCAGACCGTCTATCTTGGTGTCTATCTCTACAAGTTTGATCATAGCATCAGCTAGTTTATCAATTTTAGCTTCCAGCCTGTCGAATCTAGCTGCGGATTCCATCTAGTGCTCCTTCTTAAGTTCGCCAGAGGTTTGCTTGAGAATTGTAATCTCAGTATCGTGACCATCAACTCTCCACTCTATCTTAGTGACTCTTTCGTTATAGTGGTCCATACCAGCCTCCATAGATAGTCCCTGTTGCTGGTTGTTTCATTAGTGGCTTAGAGATTGAAGGGGACTCAGTGGCTAAGGGCGTAAACCCCCAATCCCAACCAAGTCCAACTTCCTCTGAGGCCGTTACAATCCATTCTAAATCAAGCATCAGGCCCACCTAATCTTATACATAGGTTGACCACGCTTGTTTAGTCCGATAGGTGTAGCTCCCCAGACCACGGCATATTCGTTCATACGCGACTCAGTACTCGCTGTGTAGAAGTCCATCCCAACAAGGCCTAGCTCACCCACAACTTCACGGTGATAGCCCTTAGTGGCAAGCGCAATCTTCTCGTATATCCAAGACATGGAGGTGCTGCCATCTTCAGGACCACAGAGAAAGTAATCGGTGTTCCATATGCCATCTACCATACTTCCTGAGAAGGCTATGATGGAGACTGACTCAGCATTCTCTCTGAAACAAAGAACCTCATTGTCCATCATGTTAGCTCTCACAATGGGTTTCAGAAGGTACTTACCATCTAATATCCATTCACCCTCAGCAGTCTGCGTTAGTACATTAGGCAGCCATGTAGTTGCCGCCATATGTTGGACACTATGCTTCCATAGGTGCTCAAAATCATCGTTTGTTAGATACTCTATATTTGCAATCATGGTATAAACTCCAGTGCTTCAGTACCACCAACAGGGTCCATAATGCCCCTGAAAGTATTTGTGTATCTGCAATCATTGTAAGCAACTAACGGGGGTGTTCCTTGCGGACTATCCCACAAAGTCCATGTCCACACTTGCTCATCAGGGTCTATCGGGGCAGGATACGCAGGGTCAGTATACGATGCATAGTTAAAGTACCTACTGTTTGCATTATTAGACCCATTACCCATTGATGGATACCAACTGAAACCACCTAGCTGCATATCACTGAAGGGACATGTGCCGTTTATAGGTGCACCTTTTACAGTGACCCTCAGAGTACAAAGCTGCCCAATACATTCAATTTGTAATCCTGTTACGCTAGCTCCATTAAGTGCATCTGGGTAGCTGTTTGCTATACTACCCCCTCCCGGAATAACGTGATTTTCAGAGCCATTATTCCATATACCCTGTACGGTATAAGGGTCTGGTAGATATCCCCACCTCTCAATAGCTATTTTACCTTCATTCCAAGGGCCGAGTTTGAAGATAGTAATTGAGTTAGCTTCTTTCCAAATCATAGAACCGTTAAGGTTTACCTTCTTAACAATCCACTGGTTAAATGTGACATTATCCACATTACCTAAAGCAATTGATTGACTCATATTGCCTCCTTAAGTAGTGATGTTCAGGGTCGTACCTGACATAGAGAATGTTGCACCAACGGGACCTGTAGCACCTGTACCACCTTGAGAACCTGTATTACCAGTGTTGCCTTTAGCACCTACGGAACCTGTAGCTCCATTAGAGCCTGCGGCACCTACGGAACCTGTAGCTCCATTAGAGCCTGCGGCACCTGTGTTGCCTTTAGCACCTGTGGCACCTGTAGCTCCATTAGAGCCTGCGGAGCCTGTGTTGCCTTTAGCACCTACGGAACCTGTAGCTCCATTAGAGCCTGCGGCACCTGTGTTGCCTATGTTGCCCTTAGCTCCTGTAGCGCCATTAGAGCCTGCGGAGCCTGTGGCACCTGTAGCGCCATTAGAGCCTGCGGAGCCTGTGTTGCCTTTAGCACCTGTAGCGCCATTAGAGCCTGCGGAGCCTGTGGCACCTGTAGCTCCATTAGAGCCTGCGGAGCCTGTGTTGCCTTTAGCACCTGTGTTGCCTACAGGGCCTTGAGAGCCCGTGGCACCTGTGTTAC